AATCCGACACGGCGGACGTGTATATTTATTCGGAAGTCGGAAGTCACGACGTAAACGCAAAATCATTTATTGACGAATTAAAAACGATCAAAGATAAAAACATTGACGTTCACATCAATTCATTGGGTGGTTCGGTTTTTGACGGATTGGCAATTTACAACGCATTAAAAAACCATTCTAAAAAAGTCACAACGAAAGTCGAAGGAATTGCGGCGTCGATTGCGTCCGTTATTGCAATGGCCGGCGACACAATCGAAATGGCGGAAAATTCTTTGTTTATGATTCACAATCCATTTGCAATGTCCGGTGGCGACGCAAACGAATTAAGAAAAACCGCAAACATTTTGGATAAAATTCGAAATGAAATTGCGTCTATATATGCGTCAAAATCAAAACATGATTCCGATCATTATATTAATTTAATGGACGTTGAAACATGGTTCAATTCAGAAGAAACAATGGAATTGGGTTTAATTAGCGGAATCACGCAATCGATCAAGGTGGAAAACAATTACGATATTTCAAAATTCGAAAATATTACAAGCGAAAAAATAAATCAAATAATTAATAAAACAAAAACAAACGTTATGGCGGAAAATACGCAAAATGAAAATGTTGTTGAAACAAAAGAAGTTTCGAACGACGAAAGTTTAATTGGAAAAATCAAATCAATGTTGGGCGTTGTAAAAAATGCAGAAGGCGACGAAGACGAATCAACCGCAGAAGACACGGATTGGGCGTTAACTTATGAAGAATTAAAATCAAGGGTTGACAATTTAGAAAACGCAATCCATGACATTGAAGAAAAAATGGGAATGACGGAAGAAGTAAAAGAAGAAGAAGAAGAAGAAGCGGACGCAGAAGCAAAAGCGTTGGCGATTGCAAATTCCGAAATTGAAGAATTGACGGCGACAATTTCAAAAATAAAAGCCGGAAAAACGGACGTAACACCAAACGGCGATCCAAGTATAATTGAAAACACAACGGTTGATCCAAACGCGGCATTTTTTAACGCAATGGTTTCAACGTTAAAGCGTAAAGCGTAATAATAAAAACAAATTAATCAATCATAAAAAAATAAAATTATGGCAAATGTAGCAATGGACAATATCGCGGCAACTTATAGTGGCGCAAATTTTAATGAATTGTTTTTAGAACCGATTTTTAGGGATTCGGATTTAATGCAATTCAGAGTTATTCCAAACGTAAAATATAAAATGAATCTTTACACGGCGGACGCATTATCTTGTATCGTTAAGAAATACACAACATGCGGTGGCGACGAAAGCGGCGAATTCAACGTAAATGACAAAGTAATTACGGCGGGTAGAATGCGCGTGGCGGTTTCACAATGTCAAGACGCATTTTTCGGAACGTATTTAGAAGAAAGTTTCAGAAACGGAATTAACGTTTTCAATTTAGAAGGGACGGCATTAATGGACACAATTTTGCAAAATGTTAGAAACGGAATCGCAAATGACGTTGTAAAAATTGCATGGTGGGGTGACGTTGACACAACGGTTGGCAAAGCAAGTTGTTACAACCAAACCGACGGTTGGTGGACACTATTAAAAGCGGACGCAACTGTTAATGGGAATAAAGTAACGATCGCAAATTCCGGCGCATGGGCGGCGGGTGACGCAATCGTTGCATTGCGTGCAATGTGGACGGCGGCACCAAGCGCATTACAAGGAGTTGAAACAAGGGACAAAGGAATTTATTGTTCACGTTTAATGTATGACGATTATTTAACGTCGTTAGAAGATTTAGGAAATGCGGAAGGATTTTCACAATTAGTTGACGGAAGCATGAAAGTTTATTTTAGAGGTGTCGAAGTAATTCCAATGTATGGTTGGGACGCTGCAATCGCGGACTTAGGAATCACGGACGACGTTTGCGCGTGTTATGTTGCAAAACAAAATTTAGCAGTTGGAACGGACACGAACGATCCGGAAGGTGAAATGAAAATGTTTTACGACGATTTGACGGAAAAAGTTTATGTTAGAGCATATTTCAAATTGGGCGTTCAATTCTTACACGATTCATTGGTTCAAATTGGATATTAATAAAACAAATAATAAACTTTAAAAAAATAAAATCATGAGTATAACAACAGGACATAATGTAATTTGTTGCGATAGAAATAGACGTGGCGGGTTAAAAACAATTTGGTTGGCAAATACGGACGAAATAGCGTCTTTTACGCCGGACACAACGGCCGGAACGCACGGTTACACGGCGGTAACAATGGTGGCGCCCGGAACCGATCTATTTTATAAATGGGAATTCGACAGAGGAAGCGCGGGTTTCACGGCAAGTGCAACAAGGGAAAACGGATCAACACTAATTGAAGTGACATTGGAATTTTACATTCCAAAAGTGACGGGAGTTGTAAACCACGATTTAATGGAATTGGTTACAAGTTGCGGAATCACGGCGGTTGTTGAAAGTTATGCGGACGATTGCGGCGACGGAACGGCGTCACCGGTTGCATTAACTTATAAATTCGTTTTAGGTTGGGACGAAATATTCGAAGAAACGGCTTACATGGAATTCGCAACGGGTGAAGAAACGTCCGGTGTTGGACTACAAGACGCAAACGGAACGGCTATCACTATCACAACGCAACAAGGTGAATATCCAAGACAGTTCGACGGCGACACGGCGTCGGCACCGTTTCCGGTTTAGAATATATTTTAAAATAGGTTCAAAATTTGAATTGAAATTAGATTGGGAACATTTTCAAAAGTGTTCCCAATTTTTTTTGACAACATGCAAAATTTTTGTATTTTAGCAAAAACAAATTAATCATTTAAAAAAAAACAAATGGCAAAATATAAATTAATTCCAAACATTGCGAATTCCAAATCATTTAGATTTAACGGAAAAAAATATTCGCCGAGTTCGTGCGATCAAAAAATGTTAAAACGATTATTAAACGAAGGTTGCGTTTTTATAACGGAATCCAAAGAATCCAAAAAATCCGTAAAAAATGAGCAAAAAGAAAACAACGAACCAAACGATTAAATCGGCGGCCAACAAAATTGGATTCACGAAATTTGACGTTTTTAATGTAGGTGTTCCGGAAAAAATCCGTGAAAATGTAGATTTAAAAACTATAAAAACACCGTTTATTCCTTTTGGCGAAGACAATTTATTTCCGCAATTTTTGGCCGAAGTGGCGCGACAATCGCCAACGCACCGTTCAATTTTAGGGCAAAAGAAAATTTTATCTATTGGCAAGGAATTTCATTCAGAAAATCCAAACGTCCAAAATTTTATTGACGACGTAAACACCGGCGATTCAATGCGCGAAGTTTACGGCCGAATTATTGACGATTATTATTCGTTTGGAAATGCTTACATGCAAATCGTTAGGCATAAAGGCGGAATCAATTTATTTCATATTGACGCAACGAAATGTCGAGTTTCAAAGGATCAAAAATATATTTACATTCACCCCGATTGGCAAAAATACGGAACGTCAAAAGAAGACACGGCGATTGTTCCGGTTTATCCGGAGTTTGAAAAAAATACGTCAATCGTTCAATTTAAAGATTACGAACCGACATTTAATTATTACGGGTTGCCGGATTTCGTGGCTGCAATGTCGTGGTTGTCAATCGATTGGGAATTGCAAACTTATAACGAAAGTAAATTTAAAAATAATTTTACGCCGTCGGCAATCGTTGAAATCAACGGCGACATGGGCGAAGAAGAAGCGGAAAAATTAGTAAAAGAAGCACAACAAAAATGGACGGGCAAAGGTAATAATTCAAAGATTTTGTTTTTGGTTAAAAATGGCGACACGTCGCCGGCAAATATCACCGTATTAAACGACGGATCGGACGGATCATTTATGGAATTGCAAAAATTAACGTCGCAAAACATAATCACGGCGCACCGTTGGCAACCGGCAATGTCGGGAATTGTTAGTTCCGGAAAATTAAGTTCAACCGGAAACGAAATTCGTGTTGCGTGGGAAATGGTAATGGGAACGGTAATAAAAGACGTCGAAGGATTGGTTTTTGGAAAAATTAAAAAAATAATAAAAGACAACACGGCGTTGGACGTTGACGATTTCGAAATCATTTACGAACCGCCGGTTTCGTTTTTATCTGATATTGTCCCAAGTGCGGTTTTAACAATTAACGAACAACGTTTGGTTTTAGGTTTCGAAGCAACGGAATTTGGCGATCAAATGTTGTCCACAAAAAAAGAAATATAAATGGCAATTACAAATAATTATTTGGCTTATGATCCGTTGATTACGGCGGCGCAAACAATTCAATTTGCGTTCACAAATCAAAACACCGATCCGTTTTTAATATCGGACAATTTAATTCAAATGGCAGAATTCGCACATTTAAAAAGTGCGATTGGCGACGATTATTATTTGCATTTAAAAAAAGTTTTTAATGCCGTTCCGGTTGGTTCACCAAGTCCCGAAGACATGGCATTTTTGGCCGAATGGTTGGTTCCAACATTTTCATGGTTCGTTCGATTTGAAGTTATTAACGAAATCCAAGATAATTCAACGTCAAGTGGAATCGTCACGGCCATGCCGGAATTTTCAAAAGCGGTTGACGCCAAAACATTGAACGTTTATAAACAAGACACATATCGACGCGGAAATGTTATGTTGCAAGCAATGATCGAATTTTTAGATGAAAACGCAACGGATTTTCCGGAATATAAATCGGCAAACACGGTTGATTGCGGAAACACAAAAAATGGAGTTTCAAAACAACATGGCATGATAATTTATTAAATTATGCCATTGCCAACACCAAACAAAGACGAACCAAAAGACGCGTTTATTTCGCGTTGTATTGAAACGGAAATCATGTCCGAAGATTTTCCAAATTTAACACAACGAATCGCCGTTTGTGTTTCACAATTCGATAATAAAAACAAACCAAAAACAAAAAACAAAAAAAAATAAAATGTCAAATTTACACAAAGATTTAACCGACGCACAAATCCACGTTCCAAAAGGATTTGCGGGCGCTGCAAACAATACAAAATTAACAAAAGATTCGTCCGGCGCTTTAATATGGGCGGTTGACGATCACCCGTCCGATAATGTTACAAAAATAATTGCCGGAACAAATGTCACAATTTCACCAACAACGGGGTTGGGTGACGTGACGATTAATTCAACCGGCGGTGGCGGTGCGTCGCATTCCGTGCATTCTTTGCGTGGTTGTTTTAGTTACGAAGGCGCACCAAAAGGCGGCAAAGGCGGATCGACGACAAATTGGTATTGTCGCGGGTTACGTTGCGGCGAAGTCCACGATTACAACGAATTGGGTTTTACAATGAATTTAGGTGGTGGCGCACCCGCACCAATTACGCCCATACCGACGCAAATCCCAATGGGCGGTTCGTTGCATTGGGTTGATTCACCAAATCCGGATTTGTATTCGTATCAAGGAATGGTTTATTCAGACGAAGCCGTTATTTGTGAAATTGGATTCGCCGTTTGGAAACCGAATTGCGAAGAACCAACGGAAGGTTCGGAATTAATTATTGATCCGGCGACAATTACGGCGTTTCCGATTGATAAAAACAAATATACATGTTTTATAATAAATCCGGCCGCCTATTCTTTTGTCAACACCGACATTATTGTTCCAATAATTCGTTGCACGTCAGAATTGCCCGCAAATTTAATTGTAAATTCAACATTAAGATTGATTCAAAGTTAATAAATTAAATGATTTTAAAAATGCAAACAATAATTGAACGATTTTGTCCATTGACGATTTTTTTAAACATTGGCGCAATTGGAATAAGCATGTCAGAAATGGAAATGAAACTAAAATTAATATCTTATTCGGTTGCGATAATTTGGACAACAATAAAAGTTATTAAAGAAATAAAAAATTGGAATGAGCAAAAGAAACGGTAAAAATAAATTGCATTTGGAAAATTTAAACAAAATCAATCATATTGATAAACGTTTAAAAAAGAAAAAAGTTCGGGAAAATCAAGACGAAACATCAAAGTTAATTTCGCAAAGAAAAACAATTCAACAAAAATTAAAAACAAGTCGTTAACCAATAATTGCGACGAAACGATAAAACAAATATTTATTTTTGTCCATGGCAAAATTGAAATATCTTGTTATTCATTGTTCGGCAACTTATGAAGGCGTCGACATACGTCCCGAACAAATCAAGGATTGGCACATGGGAAAAAATGGGCGAAATTGGAGCCGTGTTGGATATTCGGATTTGATTACAATTGACGGTGCGTTGCATAATATGCACTTTGCAGAAGGAACAAATCCAAACGATCAAATAATCGAAAGTTCGGAAATGACATGGGGTGTTCGTGGTATAAACAGCGAATCAAAACACGTTTGTTATGTTGGCGGGTTGGATAAAAAGACAAAGAAGCCCAAAAACACGTTGAACAATAAGCAATGCGACACGCTGCAAACTTATATTAAACACGAAATTTTGCGTCACCCCGACATTTTGGTTGCGGGACACAATCAGTTTTCGAACAAAGCGTGTCCGTCTTTTATTGTTTCCGATTATTGCACGTCCATTGGATTGACAATGAAAAATATTTATTTCAATTAAAATAATTAATTTAAAAAATAGAAAAATGAAAAATATATTAGGTTTATTCACATCAAAAAGAGCAATCATGACAACAACAATGATTGCGTGTTGGATCATATTCGGTTTAAAAGGAATCGAAAACGGTTCGAATTTAACAGAATTGGCAACATATTTCGCGGCATTATCACCGTTTGTGATTGGTTACATTTACGGCGAAACAAAACGTCCGTCCGGTTGTTGCAATAAAAATGAAAATTGTAAAAAATAAAATATTAGCAATTTTATTATTGTTTGTTTTAACGGGGTGTTGTGCTTTAAAATCACCCGTTAAACGTTACGAATGTCAAAAACAAAAGGCAAAGGAAAAAATATTTGTATTAACAAAGAAATTTCCGGAGTTGTTACAACCAACGGACACGATCCGATTGTCGGACACGATATTTTTCAACAACGTTTCGGTTGACACGTCTTTTGTTTTTGGCAATGTTAACGACACGATAATTGTTGAACGCGATAAAATAAAAATCAAATACATTCGAATTGATTCGGTTGTTTATTTAACCGGTGAATGTATCGCGGACACGGTTTTTATTACACACGAAATTCCGATTGAACAAATCATTGCAGAAAAACCGCCATTTTCAAAAGAAATGAAAAATTGGGCGTTTATTATTGCGGCCGTTTTGATTGGGTTTTTGGTGTTAAAACGTTTATTTAAAAAATAATCGTGCGGCCAACACACAAACAATTTCGGCCACATTGGACAACGGATTTACAATCTTTAATCACACAATTACGAAAATTTCCAAAACATATCCAAAAACATTGTTTGGATTTGGCGGTTCGTTCGGCAAATAGTGGAAACGAAATTGTTTTTGACGAAAACAAAAAAGGCGCAACCGTAGAAACCAAACGATCGTCACGAATCAAAAACATTGACGATTTAATTAAACATTGCGAAATTGATTTGGACGTTTGGGAAATTGAACGTTATGTTGTTAATAAATGGGAAGTTGGATCAAATGTCGAAGGGACGATTATTGTTGAACCTTTGTTTCAAATAAAGGCGTGGTTAAAAAAGAACACGGACATTTTAAACATCAAAAAATTACGCGACGAATTAATTAACGAAGTTCAATCATTTGCGCCGAAATATCCAAAATTAGAATATAAAAAAATTGACAATGGACATTTGTTGGAAATTAACATTTTCGATTTACATTTTGGGAAATTATGTTGGGGTTTAGAAACCGGCGACAATTACGACACGAAAATTGCGTCCAAACGGTTTTTAACGGCGATTCACGCCATTATAAAACGTTCGGAAGGTTACGACATCAAAAGGATTGTTTTTCCCGTTGGCAACGATTTTTTTAATTCGGACACAAGATTGAACCAAACGTCGGCCGGAACACCGCAAGACGAAGACGTTCGTTGGCAAAAAACATTTAAGGCCGGACGGGAATTGTTGATCGCCGGAATTGATTTATTATCCAAGGTTGCGCCGGTTGACGTTGTTATTGTCCAAGGGAATCACGATTGGGAAAGATCATTTTACGTTGGTGACGTGTTGTCGTGTTGGTATTTCAACAATCCAAACGTCGAGGTTAACAATCAACCAACACCAAGGAAACATTATAAATTTGGAAATTGTTTAATCAGTTACACGCACGGAAACAATGAAAAAATTATTGATTTGCCGTTGTTAGTGGCGTCCGAAGTTCCAAAATTATGGGCGTCAACGCAATTTCGCGAAATTCATATTGGACATTTACATCATAAAAAGGAAATTAAATTCATGGCAACGCAAGAACACAAAGGAATTGTTATTCGTTTCATGCGTTCACTAAGCGGAACGGACGCATGGCATAATTTTAAAGGATATAAAGGCGCAATTCAAGCGTGCGAAGCGTTCATTTGGGACGAAAACGAAGGTTTAATTTGCCAATTTTCACATAATTTGATTAAATAATGAATTTATTTTAACCTAGTAAATGAAAGTTTTTTGCATATTTAATGAAAAAAAGTTTGATTTAATAAAAAAACGTTTATCTTTACACCACGAAACAACGGCAATATTGCCAACCAAAAAAAACCAAAGAAAATGACAAACTATTTAAACACTCTAATTTCAGAAAAAAACATCAACATTGAAACAATGATCGAAGTTGAAGGACAAAGCGGAACAAACTTTATTCCATTGGGCGTAATTGTTGAACACATTGCAATCGCACCAACGCACCAACAAAAACAAATCAAAAACACATTAATTAAAATCGATTTTTTAAACGGTGACATAATGCACTTTTTTACATATTTAGCAAAAGCAATCGCAAGATAAAACAAACACGGGCGGGACATTATGTTCCGCCTTTTTATATTATGGAAAACCCACACACACAAGAACGTCAAAAGAAATTAAGAATTCGAATTCGTGAAATGATTAAACAAGGCGCACAAATAAATGAAGTTTATGTTTGCATGTTTACAAAAAAAATCACAATCAATTTTGATTTCGAAGGCAAAACACACAAGGCCGATTTTGACGATTTTTGCGTTGACTTAGAAAAAACAATAAAAAAAATTAATTAACCAAAAAAACCAAATTATCATGAAAAATTTATTTCGTTCAATTTACAACATTTTTAATCGACACCAAGTTGTCGCAACCAATCATTTATTAACCGGAATCGTTTGTGTTCACACGTTGGACGCGTGGCGCGGTGTTATTACGATCACAACAAAAAAATTAAGATAATGAAGAAACAAACGGAAAATTTAATAAAAGAAGTAAAAGCGCAACAAAAGGCGCAAAAACTACAAAAAACAACCGTGATTGATCACGAAACGTATTTAAAAGGAAACAAAGAACCGATCAATGTTTCGTGTTGCAACGACGAAATCACGCCATGCGTTAAAGATTATGGCCTTTGTCCAACGTGCGGCGAACACCTTTAAAATAATAAAACAATGAATAAAAAATTTCACTACAAAAACCAAAAATCCGTTCCGTCACAAAAGACGGGCGGGACAATGTATTATTTATTTTTTAACGACGGCGAAAAATCATTCCGAACGTGCGTGGATTCCGGATATCGGAATTTTGCAAAATGGGAAAGATTAATCAAAAACGCAACGCGTGGCGATATTGTCAACGGATTGCGTGTTGTTAAGGGTGGTATAATTGACGCCGATTCGACGCCTAGTTATGGCGGAAATATATATAAAAAATAATTGCATATTGTCAAAAATTTATTAACTTTGTAAAACCAAAAAAGAAAAAACCATGGAACAAAAAAACAAAAATCGCGAACAATTAAAAACAATGTATATTGATTACGAATTAACACCGGAAGACGTATTTTCACACAAAAATTATGTTATTTTGACGCGATCCGGAATCGAAAAAATAATGGCGAAATCTAAAATTTCAGTCACTTATGAAATCATAAGAAGTGAACCAAATTTTGCGTCCGTTAAAGCAACGTCAATATTAGGTGAACAAACATTGGAAACAACGGGTTCGGCGTTGCGTGGCGCAACATATAAGGACGGCAACACTTTGTCGCATTATGTTTTGGAAATGGCCGAAAAACGTTCAATGGCGCGTGCGGTGCTTAAAATTTTAAATCTTTACGAAATCGGCGTCAAGTCGGAAGACGAATCCGACGAATTCAATAAATCAAATTAAAAAAAAAATTATGTTATTACTAAAAATCACAATTTACATTTTATTATTAATATTTGTCTTCTTTTTAATGGCCGTCGCTTATGCCGGCGGGTTAATGCGTGGATTGAAAATTATGTCAATCAAAGATATGAAGCGAACGAATTTTGAAAATTCAGTTTGCGCAAAAGTATTCAACGGCGATCCAAACGTTGACGCATTCTTTTATTCCGTATATTTAAAAGACAAAAGGAAAGAAGAAACGGACACATGGAAAAAAGAAGTTGTTCGTTTAAGAAAACAAATCGCGACAAACACCATGGATTCATTAAAAGAAAAATCAAAAAAGAAAAATAAAAATAAAACAAAAAATGTCAAAAAATAAAAACGAAATCTTTATTGATAATTTATTGGATAATTTAGACGATCCGATTGTTGCGGAAACGCATTCATATAATTATTTGGGATATTTCGAATCCTTAATTTTAAATTCACTTTACGCGGAATCCTATCAAAAACATTTATTGGATAAAGTGGACACAATGCGAAAATCCGAAATGGATTCATTGGTTGTTGAATTAAAAGAAAATCAAAGAATAAACGATCCACAAAACCAATTTAAACAAATGGCGAAAGCCGGAGTTTTTACAAGTTTTTCCGATCAAAATTAAAATTTAAAATCATGAGTAAAAACAAAGATAATCAGTTTACAAAAACATTGCGATTCCATGGAGTTTCCAAACGCGAGTTAGGAACGGAATTAAATTTGTCACAACCTACAATAAAAAGTTATTGCGAAAATCCACAGTTGTTTCGATTGAATCAATTAAAAACAATCGGCAAATTAACGGATTTACAATTAAATGAATTGGACGAATTAATAAGCAAAAAATAATGAAGCGAATTAATTATTCAGATTTGACGGAACACAAAAAAAATAAAATTTTAGAGAATATCCGGATCAAAGGATTGTCGATAAAAGCGGCGGCCGGAATTTGGAACGTCACAACGTCCACAATAAACAAAATTTTCACGGAACGTTTCGGATCGCGTGAACGCAAAATTTTAGAATTACAACAAACAATGATAAACGAATTTAACAAAATCAAAAACCATGGATAAAGAAAAAATTTTTATGAATGGAATTTTCGTTCGCGAAAAAACATTCGACAACGGGGGTTCAATTTTAAATGTTGATATTGTCAACGTCAACGAATTTGCAAAGCAATTGCAGCAACACGCAAAAGGTGACGGAAAAATTACATTGGAAATAAAATCAAGGCGTGAAAAAGCCGAAAACGGATTGACGCATTATGTTGAGGTTTCACAATTTGTTCCGCAACCAAAAAAAGAAACTAACAATTCGTTCGAAACCGGCGACGACGTTCCGTTTTGATTTTAAATTTTCGTATATTCACAAACTAATTAAAACCAAAAAAAACCATTATGAAGAAACAACAAACCAAAGAAGCCCGCCAATTTTTAGGAATTTGGATTCCGCGCGAAATTTATTTAAACAAAGAATTAAATTGGACGGATAAAATTTTGGTTGTTGAAATTAATTCGTTAGACAACGAACGCGGGTGTTTTGCGTCCAATGAATATTTCGCCGAATTTTTATCAGTTTCAACCACAACCATTTCAACGTCAATTTCAAAATTGAAAAATTTGGGTTTAATCGAACAAGTTTCGTTCGACGGCCGGACGCGAATTTTAAAAGCAGCAATAAAACAAATTGAAACGCCGCCTTTAAATAAACTTAAAAGCAGCCGCAAAGAAAATTTAAAACATAATAAAACAAACAATAAAACAATTAACATATCTAATATTGAAATTCGGAAATTGAAATTTATTAATGATATTTCTTTAATAAGTAAAAACAAAGAAACATCAAAACAATTCGAATCATATTGGACGGAAGAAAATAAATCCAAAACAACAATGCGTTTCGAAATGGAAAAAACTTTTGACATTAAAAAACGTTTTGCGCGTTGGGAATCCAACGAATTAAAATGGAATACAAAAAACACAAACGGGAAAACAAACAATTCGTCAAGTAAAACCAAACAAAGTTTAACCGCGTGGCAAGACGCACGGGACATGTTGGATAAAATTAATTATTGAAAATGGAAATCAAAAACATTGACATCAAAAAATTGCGCGAAAATTGTGTTGATCTTATGTCGCAATCATACATGGAATTGGGACAAAGGCCAAACAAAGAAGACGTCGTTTCGTTTGCATTAATTTTGGCAACCGATTTGAAATTGGATTTTCCAAATTTAACGTTCGACGATATTCGTCAAAGTTTCCGTCAAGGAATAAGAAACACGGAAAAATTTCACATGACGGTGAAAACATATTATCATTGGATCAAATCACACCGACAAATTATTTGGGAAAATGAAACAAAAGAACCGGAACAAAGGGACAAGCGTTTAAATTATAGAACGGAAAAAATAAAAGCGTTAACATCAAGTGTTTATTTTAAAAAAATTGGACATGGCGCAAAATGAATTGAAGGTTCAAATTGCCGTTGTTAATTGGATCAAATATAATTTTCCGGAAATTCTTTATTGTGCAAGTGCGGGCGGAATGCGAACGTCATTATCAGTTGCAAAGAAAATGAAGGCGTCCGGATATATTAAAGGAATGCCGGATTTGGGAATTTTTCACCCGACAATGAAACACCACGGAATGTTTATTGAATTGAAGGCGGACAAAAAAGGATATGCGTCAAAAGAACAAAAAGAATGGATCGAAATGTTGAATCGTCGCGGCTATTATGCCGTCGTTTGCAAAGGTTTTGACGCTGCAATCGAACAAATAACGGAATATCTAAACGAAAATGTTTAAAGTCAATTCATTAAGTGGCGGCAAAACGTCAAGTTATATTGCGGTTCATTATCCGGCGGACAAAAATATTTTTTCATTAGTTAGAACGGACGATAAAAATTGTTTGTTTCCGGACAAAAAGATTCGTCAATTTGTAGAAGACAAAATTCAACAACCGTTTATTGGGACATTGGAAATGGACGAAATAATTTATACAATGATTGATTTGGAACAAATGATTGGACAAAAAATTGATTGGGTTTCCGGAAAAACATTTGACGAAATCATTAAGCGTGGCGAAAAAAAATATTTACCAAATAAGGTTCAACGGTTTTGCACCATTGAAATGAAATTAAAACCAATTTTTTATTGGTGGGCTAAAACATTTGACAAACAACCGGTTGAAATGCGAATTGGATTTCGTGCAAACGAACAAAGACGCGCAAACAATATGATTGCACGCTGCAATGAAAACGGAATCGAATCCTTCAAAGGAACGTTCGAAAAAAACAAACAAGGACAAAACAAGTGGCAAACAATAGAATATAGGAAACCAACGTTTCCGTTGATTACGGACGGAATTTTTAAAGATACAATCGAAAAATTTTGGGAAAATAAAAAAGTTCGATTCGCTTACATGAATAATTGCGTCGGGTGTTTTCACCGAAATTCAACACTACTTAAACACCTATCAACAAAAGAACCAAAAAAATTTCAATGGTTTATTGATCAAGAAAACAAAGACGCACAATTTAAAACGGACGTTTCGTATTTAAAAATCAAACAATCATTTGCACAAATACAATTATTTGACGACGATTTCAACGATTGTGATTCCGGATTTTGCGGATTGTA